CGGGGTAATTAAGAGGGTATCTAACTCCGGGCCCCTTGTTGTTGTGACAACAAGCCGTGTTAGTATGCACTCTGACAACATGCAAATCTTGATATTGTCCTTCGTGAATTTCCTCCGCATAGGACGTAAGGTGTCGTACGTCGGCCCCACCACAGAGCCCGTCAAGCTGGTTCACCCAGACGCGTCTTGGTTATCAACCTTGCCTATCGCGGTATCAAGAAGGAAATACCCATCCCAGGTATTTGCATTCATTAAGAGTGCCTCGCTGTGCGTAGTGAAGCAACTATGTCAAGTCTATTGGCAGTCCAGTGAGGCCCTTCAAAGAAAGAACCTCAGTGAGATAGGGCTGCGAAACGATTGTGTTGGGAGGAGCTCCCTCTACTAAGAATATGAACGCCCCTTGAACAGAGCGCTCTAATTCAGCAATTCTAGAGGGTGTGGGTATAGTATCAGGATTAAGTGACAACGTCGCATTGATGTTGTACATATTCCTTCTAGACGACGTAATGGCACAACTGGCACTTTGCCACATTGGATAAATGCGCATAGTGTCAATTGACCGCACGATGTTTGCGCGGTCTGTTGTACTGACTGCTTCCATAAAAGCGAGTATTAACTCGGGATTATCGATGTAGCCAATCCAATAGTTGCCAGGTGTCGTAACACCCACTCGAGGCTCCCAGTGAAATTTTGTTCCGGGTAAGTATTTGTATTCCTGATAGGAAGATGCAACTCTGCGTATACTAGAAGATACAACAAACCCAAATCTGGCTTCACCAAATGGGTTGGGTTGTTCTCCAGCAGACAACAGACACATAAAGGAATCTAACCCTGTGGCATCTGTTGAGGTAGTGTTGCAATAAGAGTGTCCTGTGAGACGTGTGTCATTCGTGATTCGACCACGAACTGTCTGCTTATTCTTCTTCCTTCTTTGTTGGAATCCTGGTACGTTAGTATTCTTCCCCCGGCGTGCCATCTGGTGTATGTCTTATTTGAGCAGGAGTTTGTCCGATGTTGATGTATTGAATTTTCGAATTGTCGGTGTGATAGGAGTGGTAAGGTCCTGTTTCGTGTGGAACAGTGGTCACTAGTTCTATCAGCAGTATCATTAGGGTAAGAAGCATAATAAGAAATATAGCTGGTATAGCTAAACTGCTCTCTTCTTTCTCTAACAATACAGCGACGTACTGTTTCATCCTCAAAAATGAAATTCTTGAGTGATGTTGACAGTCTCAGCAACTGTGACCATAGATACAGCAGGGGGGCGCTCAGAATTAACTTTATAGTGCTCATTCACTGCTTGTCTCCGGACACCCTGTATTCCACTCGTGTCACTCCGATCTCGGCTTTCTCCTCTAGCACGATCTCTTCTTTCGTTTCGCGACTGCGATTGTTGTTGCTCCATTCAATGTTTGGTTAGGACATTCAAGCCCTTGAGAAGGACAATAGACTCACCTCTTCACCAACTTCCTCTTGTGAAGTCCGTTGGAAAGAAATGGGACTAAAGCCATTCTCAAGGGCTATCTGCTCATCTGGAGTGAGCCCGAATGCTAGCCAAAACGAATACCTACTATCAGCTTCTACTTGAGTCATTTCACAAGATCGATTCAAGTTGTACTTGAATCCCTGAGATTCTAGAAACTTCTCTCGTAGTTGCCCACTGAGTTTGTGTTCAGAGTGGGGGAATTGGTGGTAAAAAGTTTGCAGGACAGGCACCCCGCTGCAACTTGATTGTCCTCCCATTCCCACAGCACTAATCCACGCTTCAGCGTGCTTGCTGACGGCAATGTCATGTAAACAGTGCAGGTCTTTGCTAATGCTTTGATGAAGATTGCGAACCATGCGATATTCTCCAGAAACCAATACAGGTCGTGCCTGGCAGAATTCGACGTGTTCAAGAGTATACACCGGTTCCTCTATTTTCATAGTAAACCCAAGCGAGGTGTAATACTCCTTGCAGCCTCTCAAGAAACGTTTTTCATCAGAACGCTCCATGAATACTACACAATCATCACCATTGTTAGCCAGTCGGAACTTGGCAATTCCTTGTTTCCTACACCATTCATAGACTGAAGAACACATTATCAAGCAATTTCCGCTGCTAGTGTTCATATCACCACTCATACGACAACCTTCCACAGTGTACCGAATTTCTCCATCAGGGCAACGAGCCAATCCACGATTGACTAATTGTTGATTGAGAAGGGCACGCAACTGCTTGCGTTGAGCATGAGGGAACATGTCGCACCACACTTTGTGCTCAAAGAGTAGTGCTTCTTTAGATACATGCTGATCGAATCGACTAGCATCCATCCCAATAGCAACAGGATCGCGAAATTGATCCCAGATGTTCTTCATTTCAATTCCCTGTTCATCAGCATTAATGCCTTTAAAGACAGTTCTACCTCCGAACAATGAATCTAATGCCTTGAATAGGTATTTCTCCGCGTGCCGTAAATAAC